ATTATTACTTTGCACTAATTGATCCATCCCTATCAAACCAATCAAATGCAGAGGATTTTTCAGACAATGAGAGGGTAGTAAAAAGCTCGTTCTCAGTAAAGGTGAGCGGGTACATATTTGGCGATGGAGAGAACGAAACTGTATCAGTTAGAAAAAGTCTATCTGCACCACAGGTCTTATTTGAGATATCAGACTATACTCCATCAGCAGAGCTTTTTGATAGCAGCAAGTATGGAGATCCAGTGGACCAAGTTACAGAGCTAAAAAAATCAGACAGGAAGGCAAATAGAAGAATTCGTGATGATGGTCAAAGTTCAAAGCTCTCATCTAAGAAAAAAACAAGAGCTTCATCAGAGAAGGTGTGGTTCGTAGATGATGTTGAAGATTTAGAAGACTTTTTTTCATCATAAGAACAACTTTTTCTTCCTTTTGGATTTCGTGGCGCATATTTATATACGAGAATGGAGTGTACTCATTTTGACACAATGGAATTTATCAGTATAGGAGATAAAAACAATGGCTGAAAGAACATTTAAGAGTCCCGGCTTTTTTTCAAGAGAAGTTGAAGTCACACAAGCACCGTTGGAACCATTTGGAACACCGGCAACAGTTATCGGAACCGCACAGAAAGGACCGGCATTTGTTCCTGTTCTTTTGGGACAATGGAATGATTTCCTGAAGACATTTGGTGATGTGGATGATGATTTTATTGGTCCATATGCTGTTAGGGAATTTTTGAGAAATGCGAACTCTGCGGTATACATGAGAGTTCTTGGTGGTGGAACTGCGGCAGCGTCAACAACAGACGGCACGGTTGCCAACGCTGGGTTTAGAGTAACTGGCTCCAGTGTTAATGATGGACACGTTCAGTTTTTGTGTGCATATCATACTGACACAACAAACTCTGGCTTTTTGGGTCAAGCATCTGGTAGTGCCTCTGATCAGTCCGCTGGTCTTGTAAGGGCTGTACTTTTCACCACAGGAAGCGAAACCAGATTTTATGTTGGTGATACGACCGATGTTGATGATCCGGTGGCGTTGAATGATGCAGCTACAACAACCGCAGCAGACAAATTCCATCTCTACTTGACATCTTCAACAGATTGGACTGGCGGGAACATTTCCGATAAGCTTTACATTAAGAAGCTTACAGCATCATTAAACCCTTCCGATACAGAGTATGTTGGTAACATTTTGAACACAGACCCAGAACAATTCAGCACAGAAAGACACCTTCTTTACTTGGATTTCCCTGTTGATGTTGAAAGGGCAAGCTCAACGCTAAGGGCTGTTGAAATTCTATCTGGAACCGCAGCGAGTGGGTTTGATGTTAAATTTGGCGACATGAGAAAAAGGTTCACGACTCCACAGTCTCCATATGTCATTTCTCAGAGATTTGGGACAAAGAAGTACAACCTTTTCTATGTTGAGGCATTGTCTGATGGCGAGTGGGCAAACAACAACATTAAAATCTCTATTTCCAATATTAGAAGGACCACTTCTGATATTACGGAATATGGGACATTCAACTTGGTTGTTAGAAAATTTAATGATACTGATGATGATCCAATTATCTTGGAGCAGCACACCAATTTGACATTGGACCCATCTTCTGATAACTATGTTGTTAGAAGGATTGGAGATAAGAAGGTGTTCTTCGACTTTGACCAGTCTGACGACGATGAAAGAAGGTTGGTTGTTACTGGCGACTTTGCCAATAAGTCAACCCTAATTAGGGTCATCCCATCAGATGAGCTTAAAAATGATGAGGTGCCAACAGAGGCTCTGCCTTGGGGCTTTAGGGGGTATAAATTCCTCCACACAAAGGATAGAATGTGGGGAGTCGGAGCCACGTTGAATAACTCCGTTGTTCCACCGATTCCATTTAGAGTCAATATTGCCAGAAAAAATAGCTCCAACAAGTCTATAAATACTAAGCTTCATTGGGGTGTTCATTTTGAAAGAGCTTCCGGCTCAGCCGAAAGCGTGTGGTCAGGTAGGACTGATGGATATATTAATGCATCCAACAAGCACAATCACTGCCTTGACAACTTTGCCAAGTTTATGGGAATTGAACACAGCGGAATGGATGTTCTTTTGACTGGCTCCGCTGCCGATTCATATGATGCAACTCAGGGTGGCTGGGAAAACGAGTTCTCTCTTGAGAAAGTGTTGGCTAATACATCGTCAAATGTTTCATCGGCAAAGGGTTGGGAATATAAGGGTGTTTATTCATTAGCTGCTGCTAACCCGTTTGTTCCAACGGCAACATACCTCAACAAGTTCTCCACTGTGGCTAAGTTTACATTCTTCTTGGCTGGTGGCTTTGATGGTGTTGATATTCTGGACAAGAATTCATTATACATGAGGGATAGCGATATCCAGCCCAGTAGCTTCTCATCAAGGGGCGTAACTCACGGTAACTCACTGTTGAACAATGTGGTGAAGTCCTACAGAACAGCAATTGACATCTTTGAGAACCCAGAGAATATTGATACAAACATTCTTGCTGTCCCAGACATTAGAGATCCATTGGTGACAGATTATGCTCTTGATGCTTGCGAAGATAGATTTGACTGCATCTATATCATGGACATTGAAAACACCGATGGCGATGGTAATACAATCTATACAAATCCAGCCGGTCAAACAGGTGCTGGAACGAAGAGAGCCTCAGTTGATGATACAATTACAACGTTTGAGGGTCGTGGAATGGATTCAAACATGGGTGCAGCATACTGGCCGGACGTTAGAATGTTTGATGAAACTTCAAATAGGATTGTAACAGTTCCACCATCTGTTGTGGTTCTTGGAGCATTGGCTTTCAATGACAAGTTTGCACAGCCTTGGTTTGCCCCTGCTGGCTTCGTTCGTGGTGGGTTGAAGAATGTTACTGAGCCTAATGTGAATTTGACATTCTCTGATAGAGATAGTCTTTATGACGCTAATCTTAACCCGATTGCCAAGTTCCCGAAAGAAGGAACGGTTATTTTAGGTCAAAAGACAATGCAACAAGCCCAGTCTGCACTTGACAGAGTTAATGTCAGGAGAATGGTCCTTGAAGTTAGAAGAGCCGTTAAGGGTGTAGCTCAGCGTATCTTGTTTGAGCCTAACAACGCATTGACATGGCAAAAGTTCTCTGCAATGGTTAATCCTATTCTTGAGAGAGTTCAAGCCCTATCAGGTCTTGAGCGATTCAAGGTGGTCATTGATGATACAACCACAAGCCCTGAAGATGTTGACAATAACGTTCTTCGTGGTAAGGTGTTCCTACAGCCTACCAAGAGCGTTGAGTTTATTGCGGTGGACTTCATAATCACATCTGCTGGTGTTCAGTTCTCATAAGCCGGTTCAATAGACAAGGATTGAAGCCCTGTTAGCTCAGGGCTTTGGTCTGACTTTCTTCAACAATCCGAATATTTTTTGGTCATTTAGCATTCCTACTTCATATTTATATATGAACATTTGTGTTTCAATGAATAGCATATAGGGAGAAGAATACAATGGCTAATAATCCTTTCAGAAGTCCTTCAATTTTTGAGCGAGAAATAGAACTAACAAATGCACCACAAGGTCCAACTGGAACTCCTGCTGGCGTTATCGGAACATCACTTAAAGGTCCAGCTTTTGTGCCGGTTTTAATGGCTGATTGGAAGGATTTTGTTGTAAGCTTTGGCGAACCAGATTATGCAAAGGGCAATATTGGTCCGTATGCTGTCAAGGAGTTTTTGAACAATGCTAATGCTGCCGTGTTTATGAGAGTTCTTGGTGGCGGATATGAACAAAGAACTGCTGGAACAAAGATTGTTCCCGGTGCCGGTGTACACTTTACGTCTTCGCTTGGTGGTGTGTATTTTGTCGGTGCCATGTTTAGCACAGGAACAATCAATTCAACATATTTGAGCAGGGCTGATCTTCCGGTTTCTGGGACAAGGGCTGGAGATGCCGCTTTGCCAACTCCGTTGATTAAGGCGGTTATTGTTGCTGGTTCAACTGTTATTCCCCAACTAAAGAGTGAGAATATTTCCGCCGCAGATACCGCTATGGGGATAACTGGGACATATGGGTCTTTCGAAAACGCATCGTCGTCGTTTGTTATGAACCTTGAGAATTTCACGACAACAAATTCAACATTGTATCCAACAAACATAACTGCCAGCTTCGACATTGCTAAAGCCAATCATTATAGTAAGGTGTTCAACACAGATATGACGAAGATCGACTTGCATGGTTACTCAATGTACGCTGATTTTGGTATGGGGGATCTTGGGACCAACGCACTAACCGTTGTAACAGGCGCAAATTACATTAGGTCCACGGCTTCCATAGACACCTCCCAAAATGTCGCCTTCTGCATCTCTGGTTCATCCCAACCCACAACCTCAGTACCAGACTTCAATAATTTTGAGGAAAGGTATACAGCCCCCATATCTCCCTTTGTTATATCACAAAACATTGGCGGTAACAGCTTGGATCTGTTCAGGGTTGAGGCATTGTCTGATGGAGAGTGGGCAAATACAAGACTTAAATTGTCAATTAGGGATATCAAGAAGTCAACAAGTGACCTAAGCGATTACGGGACATTCACTCTTGTTGTTAGGGACTTTGATGACTTGGATTCAGATCAGGTTGTTCTTGAGAATTTCAGGAATTTAGACTTAGATCCAAGTTCTGAAAATTATATTGTTAGAAGAATTGGTGATAGAAACATATTCTATGACCATGATCAGGCTGACGAAGATGCTCAGAAATTGGTTGTTGAAGGCGACTTTGCCAACAAATCAAACCTTATAAGGATTGTCCCAACAGACAACTTGAAGAATGGACGCATATCGGATGAAGCATTGCCATTTGGTTTTAATGGGTTTTTCACCATGAGGACATCTGGCTCGTTGGATACAACTCCGTTAGACGGTCTTGGCTCAATTAATGATACAGTAATCGAGGCTTCTGCTGGGGTTACAAACATTGGTCAGTTGTTTAACCATGCTGTTGTTCCACCGATTCCAATGAGAACGGAGATTACACAAAAAGGTAGTAACAACAAAAGAGCGAACACAAAGCTGTTCTGGGGCGTTCAATTTGAGAGAGTTGTTAATGGGACAACTACCGCTGGTGTTGACCAACCAAACAAGTCATTGAAAGCAGAGCCGGGATTGGCGGGTGGGTTTACGAAGTTCCTTGGTAATGTAAATGTGGCAGCTTCCACAACCGCAAACGAGAGTCCATGTTATATTCAGACGGAGACTCCAACTTCTGGGACAAAAACATTGTGGAACAACAAGTTCACTCTTGAAAACATTGCCGTAACAACCGGCTCTACCACAACTGCTGACAGAACCAAGATTGATCAGTGGAGATATATCAGGAACGGGGCTATCCCAGCCTACTCAAGGTCATTCTCTGCAACAGACGATCTGAACACCAATATGGACTTGGCTAAATTTTCGTTCTTCATGCAATACGGTTGGGATGGTGTTAATATAACCAACAAGAATGATAAGGGGCTAAACCAAACTTCACTATACAAGGCTGCTCTTGGTGGTGGTTGGAATACAAACGTAGCCAATGCATATAGAACAGCCGTTAGGGTTATTACTCACCCAGAAAACACGGATATCAATCTATTGGCTATCCCAGATATTCGTGATTCACTGATTACTGATTTTGCTCTTGAAAAATGTGAAGATAGATTTGATTGCCTTTACATTATGGATGTTGAGAATGTTGGTGACTCAAGCACAAAGATTAACTCAATTACCAGTTCTGTTGCCCCACTTGTTGCAGATACTGTCACAACATTTGAAGCCAGAGGTGTTGATTCAAATATGGGTGCAGCATATTGGCCGGATGTGAAATTGTTCGATGATATAACCAACAAGATGGTCACAGTACCACCTTCTGTTGTTGTGCTTGGAGCATTTGCATTTAACGACAAGGTTGCATTCCCTTGGTTTGCCCCAGCAGGGTTTAACAGAGGCGCATTAAGCACCACAACCTCTGTTAGGGTTATTGCAAATAGGGCTAATCGTGATGATCTTTATGATGCCAATGTCAACCCAATCATGATTCAGCCGGGAGTCGGGGCTGTTGTGTTTGGTCAAAAGACTGTGCAGCAATCCCAGAGCGCATTGGACCGTGTAAACGTTAGAAGGCTTATGATTGAGCTTAGAAGGGCTGTTAGGGGTGTTGGTAACAGAATTTTGTTCGACCAGAATACAACTGCTACTTGGAATAGGTTTACTGCTGAAATTAACCCAATCCTTGAGAGAATCAGAGAGCAAGCTGGTGTTGAGAGATTCAAGGTTGTTATTGATGACACAACAACGAGTCAAGCTGATGTTGACAACAACATCCTTCGTGGCAAGATTTTTGTCCAACCTACTAAGAGTGTCGAGTTTATTGCGTTAGACTTTGTTCTTACGTCCGCTGGCACAATCTTTTCCGGCTAATTACAAGTAAATCGGCTTTTTCTTCAACCCCAACCATATATATAGGTGTGGGCAGAGGACAGGATCTAATTAATCTTGCCGAAATCTATGTGAGTAAGCTAACTCTCCCACACATCATAAACTCTGCATAGGAGATCTGGAAAATGTCAGTAGTGGAAATCAAGAAAACAAAGAAGATGTCAAGTAAAACAGGTCAGGTGTT